GGAGCGTCGCGCCCGCGGCCACGGTGGTGTAGGCGTCGTTGAGCGTCGAGGCGTACGCGGTGCCCGTGTCCGTCGCGTTGTTCATGCCGTTGGTGATGGCGTTGCCGGTCGTGCCATTGTGCAGCGTGATGCTGTTGCCGGCGTTGCCCGCGCCGCCCGTCTTCACGTAAGTGACGCCGGTGACGAGGAACTTGTAGGGCATGCCGGTGAAGTCGGCGTTGCCGCTGGCCGCGTCGCTGACGGTGAGGACGAGCGTCACTTGAGCGCCGACCTCGGCGGCCACAAGCGCGCGAGCCGCACCCGGAGCAACCGCGGCTCCGACCGTGGTGTTCGCCACCTTCGAGGCATCAACCGCCTGCGAGGCGATCTTGTCGCTGACGACCGCGCCGGGAGCGAGATGCTCGGTGATGACCTCGCCGTAGCGAATGAACTTGCGAACGATCCAGCCATATGCCGCCATGACCACCTCCAGAACTCCGAGTGCCCGCTCTATTGCGTACACTTCATGGCGATGGTAGCATACGCCTCAAGTAGGGGTTTGTCTATGCCCGGTCCCGCCACCATCCTCATTCTCGCCAAGAAGAAGGCCGCGGGCCATGGAGGCTACTTCGACGCGATGGACGAGGGCGGGCCCGCCATGGGCCCGATGATGTTCGAGATGGTGCAGGAAGAGGACGAAGGCGACGAGCCGACCCCGGCGATGGCGTCTACCAAGCCCGACCTCGCCAACATGGACTTCAAGTCCGCGGCGGCGAAGCTCCGCGAGATCGCCAAGCAGCTCGAGGGCTCGGTCGAGATGCACGCCAAGCAGGCGAAGTCGCTCAACGCCATCGCTGGCGGCGAGTCCGAGATGGAAGAGGAAGAGGACGTCGAGGACGAGCCGTCTGAGCCCTCTCCGGCGAAGGTCCAGGCCGGACCGCCGAAGAAGGGGCCGCCGGCGTTCCTCAAGTCCAAGCCGATGAAGTACTGACGTGGCGCGCGCCTCCGAGATCTACCGCCAGTCTGCGCAGGCGGAAGACCGTATCCAGCGCGAGATCACGTCCGCGCCGTCGGACGCCCAGAAGCGGGCCATCGAGGCGCGGCTGAAGACGGCGGTGTCGCTGTACTCGTCGCTCAAGCCCATCGCGGACAAGCACGGCGTCGATGTGCGTGAACTGCTCGCGCTGCACGCCGTCGAAGTGCGCGGCAAGGGCGACCCCATGAGCGAAGAGTCCATCGCCGGCGCGACGGGGCCCTTTCAGGTGACGGAGATCACGCGGAAGGAGTTTCCGCCGTCGCAGGAGTACGCGACCATCTTTGAGCGTGACGCCGACACCGCGGCGCAGCACCTCGCTGTGGCGAAGAAGGAAGGCTTCAGCACGGTTCCGGGCCGCGCGCTGACCTACATCGCAGGCCGAGAGGGCGTGCGCCAGTGGGGCGGCGGCGCAACCACCGGTCACGTCGGCGAGCAGTCCTCCGCCTACGTCCCGATGACGGCCTACGCCTACAAGCGCGTCAAGCAGCTGCTGCCTGAGCACCTCAAGGGCGAGGCGGAAGACCAGATGTTCTACGAACGCGACCGCAAGAAGGCCGCGGCGGAAGCCGGCCAGCGGGCGTTTGACGAGGCGCAGTACACGCCGATGCAGGAGGGCCTCATGGGCGCCCTGTTCGGGCCGTCCGAGGAAGAGGCAGAAGCGTCTCGCAAGGCGCGCAACGACGCTCGTGACAAGGCAGCGGCGAAGGCCGCGGACAACGTCAAGATGCCGCCGCCTCTCTACACCTATCATGGCTATAAGTGAGGTTTGACGTGGAAGACTACTACACCAAGCTCAACGCCATGAAGAACAAGGCGAAGGCGGAGAAGGACGACGAGGACGGCGGCAAGGCGGGCCTCAACCCCCGCGGCAAGAAGCTGCCGGACATCTCGGGCCTCATCCAGAAGCCGACCGTCAAGGTGAAGGTCAAGGTCGGCTCGCGCTGACCCCAGACGCCTCCGACGACGAGCTTCTCGACTGGGTCGACGCGGGACAGGAAGGCAGCGTGGATGTCCTTGAGATGACGCCCATGCACTTCCGCCTGCTCGACCTGTTTCGTCGCGAGCTGGTGTACCGCATGGCGTTCCCTGAGCCGTCGGTGACGCGCTGGGTCACGGCGCGCGCCATCAACCGTCCGTTCTGAAGCGAGCCGGAGGGATCGGACCCCCGACACGCCGCCTCAGTCGAATGGAGAACGACAGTCAGGACGACCCTGACCGTCGTCATCGTAACTCAGCGGCGCGGGTTGTAAAAGACAGATTCGTCCGCCTGAGCGGCGCGACGCATCGCGTCCATGATGTCCTTGTAGGAGCGGCTCTCGCTCTGCACGGTGCCGCCGCTGCGCTGCGGGCCGAGGTTCATCACCTGCATCGCGTCGGGCACAGGCTCCGGCGTCGGGGCCGGCGGCGGGCCGAACTTGGCGCGCGTCATCACCACGGCGTCCTCGGGGTCCAGACCACCCGTCACGAGCACGCAGAAGGCGTAGAACGCATCGTCGTTCTCGTAGACGTCGGACGCCTCATCCTTGAGCCACGTCTCAACCTCGTCGACCGCCTGCTCAACTTGGCGCTCCTCGGCGGCCTTCGACTCGTACTCGAACTGCTCGAGGCGCTGGCGAAGCTCGTCGCGCTCGCGCTCGGCGGTGCCGTACTTGCCGGTCCACTCTTCCTGCGCCTTCTGGACGGACTGCGCGTACTCGTCGCGCAGCGTCTGGAGGGCCGCGTCGTGCGCGGCCTTCAGGCGCTCGACTTCCGCCTGCTTCTCAGCCATCGGGTCACCGCTGCCGTTGAGCCAGCGCATGACCTTCAGCTCGTTCTCCTTGACCGCGGCCTCACGGCGCTCCAGTTCCTTGCGCCGAGACGCAGTATCCTGAAACGCCTTGGTGAAGCCGCGCTCAAAGTTCTTGTACTTCGACTCAAAGCCGCGAACGAGGGTGTTGCGGAGCCCGTCGTCGCCGATCTTGCTGAACCAGTCAGCCTTGGACAGCGCCTCCAGCTCTCCGTTCCAGTCGAACACCGAGGGCGCATCCTCGACGGGGTCCGCCGCTTCAACGGCTTCCGGCTCCGACGCCTCTGCGTTCTCGGTCTGGGTGTCGACTTCCTCTTCCTCGGCCTGGTCGAACATACGAACCTCCTACTTCTTGATCATGCTCGGCTCGGTCGGCGGGGGCGTCGCGGGGGCCTTCAGACCCTCCTCGGCCATCGCCTTCCGGGCCATAGAGTCCTCGCTGGCGCCCATGTTCTTCTCCAGCTGCATGCGGAGATTCATGTCCTTCTCCAGCATCATGGCAAGCTCCTCGGGCGACTTGCCCGCGAGCTTCGGCATCGCCTGCGCAGCGTCGAACAGGGCCTGCGCCTTGTCGACCGTCACGCCGAGCACGTCGGCGATGACCTGAACGCCGCCCGTCGCGCCGCCCTCTGCGGGCATCGAGGTGCCCGTCGCAGGGGCCTTCTCGCCGTTCATCGTGCCAGACGACGCGGGAGCGCCCTCGGCTTCGACGTTGAGGCCAGCTTCGCGCATGATGGCGTCGATCTCGTCCGCCAGCGGCTTGATGTCGCGACGCGGAACGATCCCGCCTTCGGGCATCTTGGGCATGTCAGCCATGATGTTGTCTCCTAACATGGTTTGATGAAACCGGGAAGGTAAGACACGGAAGCGGCCCGGCCCGCTACTCGTCGTCAGGGTAGTCGGCCTCAAACGCAGCGTGCGGCGGGACCAGCTCAAACGCGATCTCAGGCCGACCCGCCAGCAGCAGCCACTTGTTCGGGACTGTGCGGCGCTCGCCGGTCATCCGATCCTCCAGCACGGTGGAGTCGTACGGACCGTACGAGCCGATGACGCGGACCATGCGGGCCTGCTGCATCGCCTTGATCTTGGCCTCGTTGAGGTCGGGCATCTTCACGACGCGCCCCCGGACGGCGCAGCGACGGGCTTCGCGGCGGCCTTCTCCGCCTTGCGGGCCGCTGCCTCCTCGCGCATGTCGCGGCGCACAGCGTCGTCGACCCCGGCCTTCTTCCGCTCGGTGTACGCGCGCTGGCGCAGACCGTCGAGGCGCTCGCTCTTCTTGTTCGACGTCTCGCTGGTCAGCTCGACGCGGTGGCCGGGGAAGCGCTGCTGGATCTTCGCCACGGCGCGGTCGTAGTCTTCCTTCGTCTCGGCCTTGCCCAGCGTGCCCATGTCGATGGCCGTGAAGCTGCCGTAGCCGTGGCCGCGCACCGACGGCGCACGTCCGTGCGACCAGTCGATCTGAGAGGGCTCCCCGCAGTCGGAGCAGACGGGCAGCGACTCGACGCGGACGAAGACATCGACTGCCTTCCACCCACACGCAGAACACCGTAGATCATGAGTCGGCATAGGATTCCTTAAACTTGAGGGAAAAGTTTCTGCGCTCGCTCAGGCGACTGGGACCGGCGTCGGGCCCATCGCCTGCATGACGTCGGACGGCACGTTCTGCGTCGCGGCTTCGGTCGTCTCGTTCCCCGGCACCTCGCCGCCCGGCAGCATCGGCATGCCCGGAGGAGCCGCGCCGGGCCCCGCGCCACCGCCCTGCGCTGCGGCCATCTGCGCCATCATCATCTGCTGCGCCATCGCCTCCTGCTGCTCCAGCTCCTCCTTCGGGATGAGGAGCTTGTTGGAGAGGCCGACGCCGCTGACCAGCTCTTCGAGCAGCGCGCGCTTGTTGATGTTCGGATCCTGCGCGAGGATCGGGAACAGCTTGAGCAGCGTCTCGGACATGACCGACGGGTTCTGGCGGATCGGGTTGTAGGACACCATCGCGAAGCCCATGTCGACTTCGTGGATGTCTTCCAGCGACACCTCGGTCCACCCCTCGTGCCCGCTGACCTGCACGAGCTTCGGCTCCTGCATGTACTTCTTCGACAGGTAGAGGCACTTCTCGGCGACGTCGGTGAGCGCCGAGTTGATGTGCCCCTCGCGCGTCGCGAGACGGGTCCGCATCTGCGCGTCGATGATCGCCATCTCCGTTGCGGTGCGGGCGCCGGCGACCTGACCGCGGGCCGCCTCGGCGAGGGCCGAGATGAACGCCGCGTCGCCTTCCTGACGCGCGATGAAGTTCTCGACGCCGGCCGGCACCTGCGGCATCGGCATCTCGTAGAACAGCGTCGACAGCGTGCGGAGCCCCTCGGCGTTCGTCGGGCTGATGGGCACGAACGAGCCCGTCGCCGCCTCAACCGCCTTGTTGAGGTCTTCCTCGGTGATCAGCTCGCTGTTGAACAGGATGCGCGGGATCATCAGGTAGACGATCTGCTTCATGTGCGTGAGCAGGTCGTTGATCGTCTCCTGCTGGTTGAGGACGAGCTGGACCTCAGACAGGCCGAGGCAGTCGACCGCGCTCTGGTTGAGCGAGAACATCGAGTAGGGGATGTAGTCCAGCTCCTGCTCAAACACGACGGCGTCGGCCTGGCGGACGTAGTGCTGGACCTTGTTCGTCTCGCGGTCGTAATACTCCCAGACCGTGACCCACTCAAAGCTGTCGCGAAGCTGCGCGGTGTCGCTGTTCTTGTAGGAGTCGGTGATCCACTTCGGGTAGCGGTCGGGCTGCACGTCCGCGATCTTCGGCGAGCGGTAGATGCCCGCCTTCACGCGGCGCTGAAACTCGGTCCACGGGATGACCGCGGCCTCGAGCCAGTAGCGGATGTCGTCCGGGTCGCGGACGGTCTGGTCAAAGAAGACCGAGCCCGGCTCCAGCACCCGCACGATGGGGCGGTCGGCGTTCATGTCCCAGCCGGTCTTGAACACGCCGCGCTTGCAGAGGACCGCGTCAATGAGCGCGGTCGCGGCCCTGCGCCGCATGTTGTTCACGTCGAAGACGTAGTCCATGAGCCCGTTGACGAGCGGGATGGCGTCCTGGCTCTGGCGGTTGCGCGGGTTGGCGGCGACCTTCGGGTTCGGCCCGAGCAGCGCCGACACCGCGGTGTCCGCGATGGCGTAGATCATGTTCTTCGAGCAAAGGAACGACGGGATCGCGCCGTCGCTCAGGTTCACATCGTTGCGCGACGTGTAGAACTCGCCGCGGTAGTAGCGCCGCGCCTTGTCGAAGTTCTTCTTCTCGGTGCGCTCGTAGAAGCGACGATGACGGTCGATGAGAGTCGCGAGATTCATGTCCACTCCCGAGCGAGGGGCTTGAAGGGGTTGCGGGCCGCAGCACGCTCTTGATGCTTGTAACGGTCGAGGTCGGCGATGGTAACCCGAGCCTCATCGGACGGGGCGGAATCCTGCGTCTGCATCGGCATTTCATCGCTCGTGAAGCGGCGACGGGACAACACGTCAGCAGCCATGACGGCGGTGCGCGCCAAGTCGAAGTGGTGCGTCGTGCCGTCGCTGTTCGTCGACCGCTTGCCGCGGTTGCCGTCGTAGTTCAGCAACTGGTGGAGCAGCGGCTTGGACTTGATCGTGAGTTCGCGCTCACGAAGCATGCGGACGAGGCGGGCCTCGCCCTCCTGCACCCGCTTCTCCGTGGCGTACCAGCCGGGGTGGTTGCGGTCGGTCCAAAGCAGGTTGCGGGCGCCCTTGTCCTTCAGCATGGCGATACACGCCGCGGCGTTCGACTCGACGGCGAGGAGCCCGTTGTTGAAGAAGCGCTGGAGGTTCAGGAGGCGCTCACTGAAGCGACCCGGATCCTCACGACCTTCCCACACCGCGACCTCGCGGCGCTCCGTCGCGTCCCAAACCGTCACGGCGCTGTTGTCGCCCGAGCCGCCGAAGCCGGCGGGGTCGGCACAGATGAGGTAGGCGCGCCCGCGCACCGGCTTCTCCAAGAGGCTCGCGCCCTTCGCCACCGGCTCCGGCGGCGTGATGGAGTGCAGCAGGCTCTCCTTGAGCACGTCGATGGGCATGACGGGGGAGCCCGAGCCGAGCCAGCCGTCGTAGGCGTCCGACGGGTACTTCGACGTGAAGAGCCGTTCGTCGTTACCCATCTCCGTCTGGAGCGAGAGGCGGCGGAACGCGAGGTTGTGGAGGTCCATCCCCGGATGCCGCTTCATGTACTCGACCTCGACCTCCGTCGGCTTCAGACCTGCGGGGTCGGAGCGGCACGACGGGTCGAGCCACCACTCCAAGAACACGGGGTGGAAGCGGCCCTTGCCCTCCAGCGCGTTGTGCCACATCGTCTCGTGGTGGCTACCCGCCGCGCCTGGCGTGGACTCCAAGATGACGCGGGCGTTCTGGCGCTTGTTGACGGCGGGGAAGATGTTCGCCGCCGCCTTGCGCTGCCACTGCGCCTCACCGAACTCGGTGATGAGCAGGCGGTCGATGGAGCGACCGA